GTATTTGCAGATAAAGCAGGAGTATTAGCATCACCAGTAAACTGAATAGTTGCTGTATTAGATCCAACAGATAAAGCAAATGTGCCAGTAACGTTATTGCTTGCAGCAGTTTGTACTAGCGAAACATTGGATTGATATGCATTAACACTGCTGCAAACTGAAACTCGTAGTGAGTTGCCTAGTGCACCAGCATACTTAGCAACATAAACAACATTTGCATCAAATGTAAGCTTATTTGTTTCGTAGTCTACACTATTTTTTACAGTTTGATTTGCGGTATTTGTAACAGGACCAACATTAGCAAAAGCACCATATGTGCCGTTTGCATTCATACTTGTTGTATTAGCAGTTCTTACTACTAGTAAAGAATTATTATATGATAGAAAATTAGCTGCGGTAAAGAATGTTTCATAATTATTTGCATTTGGCTTACCAAAGAAAGTGACAAGATCACTTTCGGTAGCAATTGAAACTCTTTCACCAATCGGACCCCAGTTAAATACACCAGCAATAGCACCAGTTGAAGTAGTTACGCTGGGTGCAATTGTTGTTAAATCAACCTCGGTCACATTTACATCAGGACTTACAGGGAACGCCATATTTAGGACTCCTTTCTAAAGAAGATAAACTTAAATTTCTTTTCTATTTATAAATTACTATCTTCTACCTGAAAGAACCAATTTCCTCTAGGTGTAAGGTCGATAATAGATTCTTCTTCTCGACCATCTTCAACAAAACCAAATGGCAACAATTCAGCGGATATCTCTTCATCAGTCTTTTCACGAAGTCTAGCAAGAGTATTTATATCCGTAATATCCTTGAAATATGTTTGATCTGATAACCAAGCAAATAGAACCAACCCCATCACCATATCATCATGATTGCCGGGCTCTGCTTCATATGATACACCTTTTCTAGAAAAGGTTGATAATTCTGAAATGGTCTGCTTATCATTAATTAGCAATTGATTTTGCTCTATTAATAGTTTTAAAATAGAACAACCAACAGATTTTACGCTTTTTGTAGTTCTAATACCTTTGTCTACATTATTACCAAAACCAGAAGATATTTTTTTACCACTTCTACCAGCATTTTCGGTAAAAAGTAAGTTTTCATATTCAAAATCAAAGTGTAATGATGTGGAAATCTGTTCACCCAAATCATTTACTTCCACTAAGATTGCAGCAGTATTATATGATTTAGCAACTCTATAGATTACTTCTGCGTAATCTATGGGTGCTATTAAATTATTCCTGAAAGAACATACCTGTTTGTAGGGCATTGAGGAAACGTCAATTATACTAAAAGCCGAATAATCTAAACCCTTTCCTCTAGATACGTCAACTATGCATATGTAAATATGATTCTTTTCAGGATTTTCATATACTGATAGTCCATCATGCTGATGGACAGGAATTGCGGCTTGTAGTTGTTTTAATTTCCAGCCAGCAATAAGTGTGCCTGAACTTCCTTGGAATTCTACTTCATACTCTTGTGCAAACTTTTGAGTATCAAAGTTCATTGCGGCAAGAGTAGCTTGTTTCCAGGCTTCATCTCTACCCGGAACAGAAGACCAGTGCACCATAATAGGTTTATATGAGTTTTTACCTAGTTGTGCATTTGTCCAAATATGATAGAAGTGATTTAAACCGTTTGGGGTTGAAACAAGAATAAGCTTTGTTGAAGTACCAGAAGAAATAGTAGGATATACTGAGGTAAAAAATTCATCCCAGTTTTCAATAAATGCGGCCTCATCAATAAAGATTAAATTAATAGCATAACCACGGATATTATCAGAAGATGTAGCAGCCGCAATAACTCTGGAATTATTTTCGAGTTCAAAGGATCCTTTATTCCATTCCGTAACACCTTGCTGCAGCCATTTAGGTAAATGCTGATATGCCAGTTGAACTTTACCTAAAATTTCACGAGCAGTTTCACCCTTGTTTGCTAGTAGGGCTACAGTTTTTTCTGAATTAAAAAGAATATACCAAAGAATAAATGCTACGGTAACTGTAGACTTACCTGCTTGTCGAGCTGTGGCAATAATAGTATAGCGCTCGTCAGTCATCGACTTGAGCATCTCACGTTGATAATCATATGGATCAAAATTAATCAAACCACGATCAACGTTGATGATTTTCATATATTTTTCTACAAAGTAAATCACATCTTGTGAACATTTTGCATACTCTGCAATAATATCCGGAGTCCAATTAACGGCAACTCCAGATCGTTTTAAATTTGGATTGCCGTTGTAAGATTTAAATTGTTCAAAAATATTTGTTGACATTAGTACTCTTTATTGGTATAATAGGTATTGACCTTAAAGGAATGGTTATTTGTTCTTTAAGTCTTCTATAATCTTTTGAAGTTCTGCAGTTGATCCAACAAATAAATTGTTAGTCACTTGTTGCTTTGTTTCTTGATCATGTGGTTCATCAACTTTATCAACATCACGGATCATCTTCTGAAGCTTCAGGAGTTTCTCAGAGGCATTGACTACAGTTGTCATTAAATTGGACAATACCTCAAAATCTCTGGCGTTTTGAGACTGATCGGCAATTTGTGCCATTCTTTCGATAGCGTCGGATCCATTTTGGATCACTTCACGCATATTGGCTCTAGCAAAAGTAAAATCTTCTTTTGCTGAGTCATTTTTTGCGTTTGCAACTATTGAAGCAATGGCATTATTTGTATAAGTTGGTAAATTTAAAGCTTTACCAATAGGATCATCATCGTTCATGTTAGTCCTGATGAATTATATGTGCGTGCCAAACATGTACTTTTCTTCCGTGTTCATGGTAAGTTGTTTTCTTGTTAATTTTAATTTTTGTATTTCGTGGTAGAATAGTTTCATGCTCCTCATGATAATGTGAAAGATGCGAAACGTGTAGACCTTTGTCATTCTTCTTTACTTGAAGATGAAGAATGTGTCTCTCACCATCTTCATGTCTATAGCTTTTTTCAACAGAAAACCCATGCGCTTTATCTTTGTCGTGTGTCATAGATGTATAAGCAGGTAGGTGCACATGGCCGTTATTGTTCTTCATATGTTCAGGATTAAATCCTATGCCTGAATATAAGTGCATGTTGTGACCGATCGGTCTTTTGGTAGCTGAGTCAAGATGATGAATAGTTTGATGATAGTATGAAGCAACCTTATGCGGATGCTTTTTATGTTTTGTTTTATGAGCTTCAATCAAATCACTATTCATGCTAGCAGAAGATTCAGTATACTTTTTAGCATGATGTTCTTCGTCGTGATTTAACGGATGATTTTTTGTTAAATGATGCACTAATGCTTTTGAAATTTCACTAGAAGAATGACCCAAACGCTTATTTTGATTGACGGCAATCCACTTATTAATGTCTCTTTTACGTTCAGACTCTTCTTTTAGTTTTGGAACATACTTAAAATGAATAGGCTCATCTGGAACATAAGCATCATCGGATCCTATAGAAGATATATTAGATATCATTCTAGAAGGCATACTGCCATGGCCCATTTTAAAATGAATAGGCTCATCCGGAACATAAGCATCACCAGCATTTTTGAGTGACTTAGTCTGTGTAATATCCTTTAATTTCTTCATTTTAGTTTTCCGTTATATTAATGACGAAACCATAGTCGTCAGTTGCTTTAATTTGAGAGACAGGAATTGATAGAGCAGAATTTGTGGTGGGTGCACCGTTAGCTAATAAGCCAGGTTGTACTGAAATGGTAGATGTAGGATCAGTATTTCCTATACCATCAACTAGTTCATCAATTGACGGAATATGGATATTTACATCAATATATTTGATAATTCCAGACTTCTTGATTGGACCATATAGATAACCTTTCATGGTAAAATCTAAAGTCCAAATTAAAGCTCTGCGATCTTTAAAGTCACCTGTATATGTATCTTCTGTGTTTACTCTTTCAAGAATTAATGGGATGTCCATCTTTACATCCATTTCTGGAATCAGATTGACAGTTGTTGTCCAATCTGGTGTAAAATATGGAAGTATCTGTTCCACAATTTTTGTACCGTCCTCTGCATTTTTTACGTATATACTCAGAGAAAAGCCAATATTATAAGGTACGGGACTGTATTGATATTTATTTAAAGCTGAATTATCTGGATCAATTGATGCAATACGATGGACAGTTTGTCTCTTTCTATCGCCATCATAGTTGAAACCGGTAATTTCAAACGACATGATAGGCAATTGAATTGCGGTTTGCCTATCAATATTTGGATCTTGAATAACACGTGTAAGCATTTTTTCCTTTGGTCCATATCCAATAGGAACTTTCATGAGTGATGTTAACTTACCGGTATTATCAGATCTCGTAATTTTAATATTATTAAAGAGAGTACCAAATAATATAACATATTTTCGTATAGTAGAAAAATAAAATGGTTCATTTGTAAACATTAAAAGTTACCTTCGCTAAAAGGATCTTTCTCTGTAAAGTCAATAAAATCATCTGATCCTTCTGGGAAATTAATTGAGCCGTTCTGCAGTACATCATTATCGGCAAACGGATTGATTGACTCAATATTATATTTTTCAATGACCAAAATATTTTCAGATTCATCAACTAGATAATCACCATTCTCATCAAGCAATGCCCAATCAATGATATTTGAAGAAAACTTTTCTTGAAGAATATCAATATCAGGAATTCCTGTATCAAATATTTCATTTGAGTATTCAAATAGTTCTAATGTAAGCTTCCAGGTTGGAAGAGTACCAAGTTGATAAAACATTGAATACTTGTCGACAAATCGAACAATAAAAGTTTTTCTATTTAATGGAAAGAACATTAAATCACCTTCATTTGGTCTGGATTGACCAGTTTGTGATCCAACTTCTTCTGCAAATACTCTTTGCGCAATAACTAAATTTACTTGATCTCTAATTTCTAGACCAAACTTAGAAATAAAACGCCCGTCACCAGAGAAACCATCTATGGAGTCGATATAAGTTACAATCTGATATGATTTAGTATACTTTGATTGGTCATCTTCGCCAAGTAGTTTATCATAGTTAACTACTTCTCTAGGAATATAAAGCATATCCTGACCGTATATGCTGATGGATTCAATAATCAGATCATGTAAAAGATCTTGTTCTCCAGATGAAGAAAAATTATTGAAGTAGAAATTTGATGAACCACGCATAAGTTATCCTAGACACATGAATTGAGGTTTGTTTTTACATTTATCATTATGATGTCTTCCTAATGATGCTGCATTACCCATAAAATCACAGTACATGCATTTTTCTTTAATGCTATTTATTACATGAAAATGTGAGGTTTTTCTTAGATGCTCTTTTCTTTCTTCAGAGTGGGGACCTCTTTTCAAACCTTGTGTAACGTGAATAACTTCACCAGTTAATAATCTGGGATCATCTTTAGTTATATGAAAAGCTTTACCTTCACCGGTTGCAAATTTGACCGTTATTTTGCCAACATTTTTACCTTTCATACCTTTACTTCTTTTTTCAAGCACTTCTAAATCATCTGATCTGTTATTTCTTTTTGCTAAACCTTTAAGATATTTTTCTCTTACTTCTGGTCTTTGCATTGCTTCTTTTGTCTTAATAGAAATCTTTTCAGAAATAGTTTTGATATTTTTATCATCAGTTGACCAATGACCTTTTATATTTCGTAAATTATAATATTTTTTACCAAACTCTTCTTGTTTTATTAAATCAAGATATTTTTCTTCAGCAATAAATGTTTGTTTTCTATTAATATAAATTCGTTCCAATATACGTCTTTTAAAATCAAACGGTCTTCTTTTGTATGCTTTTATCATCCACGGAGATGAGCAAATATAACCATCAGTTTCAGTGCCCCAATGAGCTCCGATATAATACCGTTTATGTTTACGATCAAACCAGATATAAACAAATCCATACTTTTCCATGACTTTCTCCTTTGCTTGTCATGGATATATTTATATAAAAGGTATATTCTCAGCCAATCAGATCGGTTACTGGTAAACTATATGATGTGATCATATCACGTTCAAGATCATTTCTTTCTTGTAATGCTTCATCATAGATCTTTTGACCATTAAACTGAATACCACCAGGTAGTTGCATACCCTCAAACTTTTTAAGATTTGTTCCCCATTGCTGTTTTATCAAACAAGTAGCATAGCGAAGAAGCCATCTATCTGACCACGCATCAGTGTAAACATCTGGATCTACAATTTGATATGCTTCAGCGACAATATAATCACCAGAACTTATAATATTCCAGTCCATATCTACATATAGTCTATTCATATGGCGATTATATCTAATTGGCTGCTGACCCACTAACATCTGTTCCAGGAACTGCACATGCTGTAGTGCCATATAATATGGAACCATTGAAACAGAAGTCAAAGTATAAAGATCGTTAAGAGCAATCTGATAACGAATATTGAATAGATTATTTGTATTCAGCGCCTGTCCGATGGGAAAAAGATTTACTACACCAATAACATTTTCAGGCATTGGTACATAACGGTCAATTTTAGTTTGATCTGTCACTTGATATTTGTAGTAAATCTTCTCGGATCCATCAAAATGATAATCCCAATAGTACTTCAGTGCTTCATCAATACGATCATCCACCTGATCATCGTCGACGTTTATTTCAATGACAGGCTTTCCAAGAGCCCTCAAACAATACTCTTTAAAAGTAGCTCTTGATGTAGGTAAAGCCATTGATGTTTCTTTCTAATATGTTTTAATCTGTTTTGAATCTTTTTATCATTACTTTAGAAAAAAGAACCAAATATTATTTATTTATCATGCAATTTAAAATTCTTCTTTCCATATCCATAAGTTATAGTCAAATATCCATTTGTTGTTGTCTATTGGCATGGGCGGTCTAGGTTCCCATTGATTCCTGATACCACACCAATATATTTCCCCTGCGTCCTTTGGATAAGGCACAGGAGGCACGAAACTACATGATATTTCGTCAAATATCCACATTTTATAATTATCAGCCCAAGGTTGAGAATACCAAATATCTTTTACAAATTGTTGAGTCTGCAGTTTTTCTTGATCTGTCATTTCACGTAATAACCAAACATCTTGCCATACACCGTCAATTTTTTGATAAATCGGATCAATTGCATCTAATATTTCGTAAGGACCTAAAGTAGGGCATGGGATTCGAATAAAAAATTCCCAATCTGTTGGAATTTCTCCAAATGCTTCAAGCAAATTACTTTCTGCTGCCGGATGATTTACTGGCAATCCGTTTACCACCTGAATAAAAAGTCTCATAATATTTCCTTTAATATGTTACTAAAACCATACCATTACCGCCTCTGCCAGCTACACCAGCATAGGTACTACCATAACTTGCACCACCACCACCTCCAGGAAATCCACCACCACCTGCACCACCTACTGAACCAAACGTACCAGTGGTACCTCCTGTACCACCGGTGCCACCAGTAATAGAATTCATGGAACCACCGGTACCACCAGTGCTGGTGATTCCTGCACTGCCATTATTACCAGCAGTAGATGTATATACTCCTGATCCACCAGCAGCACCACCGGTACCAGCTCTAAGTGTAGACCAATGACCACCGCCACCGCCACCGCCACCTCCGGTTAAACCGCCGGCTCCACCAGTGCCGGCAGAAGATCCACTTTGATATCCACCACCGCCACCGCCACCACCTCCATATCCAGAAGAACCACCCCGTCCACCGCTAGCATGCCCTCCGGTATCTGTATAACCACCACCGCCGCCACCACCATAAGTGCTGGGTGAGCCATTACATGCTGTTGTAAATGCGCTTGCACTATTACCACCTGCACCACCATTTGATCCTGTATCGTGCCCAGAAATAGTGCCGCCAGCGCCACCAACTGTATAAATGCCGGTACCGGGTGTTCTTCCGCCACCAGCAATTAAAGTAGAAAATGTACTATTACTACCACTGACACCAGCAATAGTACCACCGGCATTACCTGCAGTACCACCAGAACCAACTGTTAAATTTATACTGCTACCAGGAGATACTGAAAACGTTTTTTCACCGCCAGCGCCTCCACCACCGCCACCAGAACTTACACCACTAGCGCTACCACCACCACCTACAGCATAAGCTATTAGCTTATAAGTGCCGGATGGTACTATAAATGTATAGTTGCCTGGTGTACTATAAAGTGTTCTGCGCTGAAAAGGCTTTAAAGTACTACAATAACCAAATGCAGTTGCTGACATTGAACCTATTTTTACAGCAACGGGCATTTTATTTAAACTGAGTTTGAGAAGCTAGCACAGTAAAGGTACCTGTTCCAGTTTTAATGATTGTATAGGTATAGATATCTATACCAGATGCATTGCCAGCAGTTGGGGCAACACCATTCTGCCATCTTGGGGTCACGTTAACTCCATCTATTTGGGTGTTATTAGCAAAATAAGCTGTAGTACCTTGCGATACTAAAAATGCTGCAGTTATAGTTTGATTATTTGCTAATGTATTGTTAAGTGTTGTTCCGCTAGAGCCTCTGAAATTTACTGTCCAATTGGCTGCAGCATTTGTGGTATAATATAAAACACTCTGTGTTGTAAGATCATAATTGATAGTACCGTTAGCTGCAATTGCAGATACTGTTGTTGTTTCAGCAGCATTGACAAAGATAGAACTTAAAGCACTGCTATTACCGTTAAATGTTTGCAAACCAGAGAAAGTAAATGTGCCAGTGGTATTTACACTGTTTATTGGTGCTTGCGCCCATGGTAAAGTACCGGTAGTAATATTAGTTGCATTTGTATAATATTCAGCCAATTGCCCATTTAAATATGTAGCATTATTTGCAGTAAGAGTGGCTATGTATGCTGAGTTTACGTATAATCCTGTACCATTTGCTACTATTCCGGTATTGGCCAATACTGATACTGTACCCGAGCTGGTTATCGGGCCACCTGTCATACCGTCCCCAGTAGCTACTGAAGTAACCGTTCCGGTACCTGTTACGGTAGACCAATAAACAGCAGTCCCATTAGATGTAAGAACTTGACCTGAAGAACCGTTGCTAGAATTAGCTGTAAAAGCACCGGTTACGGTAAAGTTATTAACAGTTATTGATTGACCGTTGGTGAATCCACCGGAACCACCAGAAACTGTAGACCAGTAAACATTTCCAGTTGCACCAGAAGAAGTAAGAACTTGCCCGGCAGTGCCATTTGAACCATTGGCCGTTATTGTATTTGAAAACGTGATACCATTTGGGTAAGTATGCATACCTGTGATAGTATAAGCACCAGAGGTATTTACATAAGATGCTGCCGCAACTCCGCCCAAATTAGTAGCATTATTTGCAGTCAGTGTAGCTACATTTGCGGCAAGACCTGCAGTAGTCTGATAGTTTGCTAGATTGCTAGAAAGTTGTGCAGTGTTTACATAAGATTTGCCATCAACATATGCTACAGCATTGGTGTAGGCATTGGCTGATCTATCGG